TTTGCGCCAGCCTTTAATTCTTCTACTTTCCCCATGTCCATTGACGACACATCATGAATCATCACTGTTGCATTGGGGTCCATAAAACGGCGACCCTCTTCACCGAATGAAAAAAGAATCGCACCACAGGACATCGCTTTTCCTTCGACGATCGTAGCGACGGGTATTTCAGCATTCTTTATTGCGCTTATCATCGCCATCAAACTGTAAACTTGTCCTCCGTACGAATCAATAACAACTGGAATCACATCTTGTCCAGTGTTATGTGCTAAAGCCATTTCATCGTTAAACTTTTTTGCTGATTCTTCGTCAAATTTATTAACTCTTACAATGACCGGGCTTTTTCTTAGCTCAACTTTTTCAATTTTATTATCAATTTTTGATGTCCAGTGCACTTCTTCTCCTATAGTCTTCTATTGCAGCTTTAATCGCGTCTTCTGCCAACACAGAGCAGTGGATCTTTACTGGTGGTAAACAAAGCTCTTTTGCAACATCAGTATTTTTTATCTCTGAGGCTTCTTCCAGCGTTTTTCCTTTGACCCATACAGTTATTAACGAGGTGGATGCAATTGCAGAACCGCAACCAAAAGTTTTAAATTTGGCATCCTCGATAATGCCGGTGTCGCTAATTTTAAGTTGAAGCTTCATTACATCACCGCAAGCTGGAGCGCCTACAATCCCAGTACCAACACTAGGGTCATCCTGATCGAAGCTTCCTACATTTTTTGGGTTCTCAAAATGGTCTATAACTTTACCTGAATAACTCATATCACTATCCGCACTTCGCCATGCCGCATGTCAAGCATGTCGCACAGCCCTCTTGATAAACAACATTACAGTCTTCTGGTGTTTCACAATCACACTCAAGTACGCCATTGCTAGCCCTTGTACCATCTGCGATATATTTCTTCAAGCACCGTGCAATGACTTTTGAAAAACAAAATAAATCCGCATCTTTATCTTTTAATAATTGCTCCACCAAATACTGGGTCGGGACGCCATGGCGTAATGCTAACGAAATTGTCCTTGTAAATGCCGAATGGTTGGGGTTATCAAAAACCTTAACAATGTCCTTGATGGTCATCTCGTCACCATTCTGCCCAAAAATTAAATCATATTTCGAAGGCATTGACTTACGAGGGCGACGCCGAATTTGACCAGTGATATAGCGTCGTGGAATTTCCACATATTCCGCAAGACACCAATAATTTCGTAGGGAACACCGTCCATTAACCCCACTAGTAACGTCCAGGCCTCACCCTTAATGTTTGCCTGGTGAATATCACAGTCTAATATTTCAGGCCTTCTGGGAGCTGATTTTATGATGATCTTTTCACTTTCCCGGGGGTCAACTTCTTCCTCTGTTTTCGCGACCAAAACACCAGTTCGTGAACCATCACGATATACAGTGATACCCTTGCACCCTAGCTCCCAACCAGTCATATAAACATCTTTAACGGTCTCAATGTCTATATCTGCGGGAAGATTTGTCGTATTAGAGATTGCATGACATACCCATTTTTGAGCAGCTGCCTGCATTCTCACTTTTGCAACCCAATCAATTTCTGAGGCTGTTGAACACTTATACGGACTCAGTTCGACCATCTCTTCAGGATCATCATCGCTGCGAAATGCCGAATGTTCTATCCACTCTCTAAATCCATGATGATAAACTGTATATTCTTGCCACTTATCGCCACTATCATCAACAAAATCCACACTAGCAGCCTCGTCTTGACCTGTAATTTTTTTACGACGTGTATAGTGTAGCATATAAGCTGGCTCGATACCGGAAGTTGTTTGTGTCAGTACAGAAACTGATCCGGCTGGGGCCGTCGTAGTTATTGAAATATTTCGGCGACCAAATTCCTTATTCATTTCCTTAATTTCTGGATTTTCTTTCCAAATTCTCTCTAAAAATGGATGACCATCCTCTTTGGCGTGATCGTGCGCAGGAAACGCACCGCGTTCTTTTGCCAAGACAGCAGATGAATAGTACGCATTAACCGCTAGCGCTCGATATATTTCTTCAGTGAGCTTGATGCTTTTTTTGCTACCATATTGTACACCCAGCATTGCTAAAGTATCACCAAGTCCCGTGATTCCAAGGCCAGTTCTACGCCCTAGAACAGCCATCGTCTGGATATTTGTCCACAAGTCTTTCTCGATTTGCTTTACCTCGCCAGACTCTGGATCGGCCTCAATCTTCTTAAGAATCTTTTCAACTTGCTCAATCTCAATATCGATCATGTCGTCCATTAAGCGTTGAGCTTTTTGAACCACTTTGCCGAATGAAGCGAAGTCAAATTTTGCATTAGACTTCCACTTTTTCTTTACGAAGCTTGTCAAGTTCACAAGCATCAATCTGCAGCTGTCATGAGGAGACAAAATAATCTCGCCGCAAGGGTTTGTGGAGCACGATGAAAAACCTTCGTTAGCGTAAATATCAGAAGGAGTCATCTTTTTTGCCGTATCCCAAAACAACAATCCGGGTTCAGCGGTGGCATGAGCTGACTCTATAATTTCATGCCAAAGCGTTTTTGCGTCAACGTACTCTGATATCGTGCACTCTTTGCTCTCTACAGGCCAACGTAAATGTACATTTGAGCTTGATTGAACTGCTTCCATAAACTCATCAGTTACACGAATAGAAATATTCGCACCTGTCACTCTTTTAAGGTCTTTCTTGATTTTTATAAAGTCACGAATTTGAGGATGATGAACAGATATCGTAAGCATCAATGCGCCGCGGCGGCCACCTTGCGCAACCTCTCGACACGAATTAGAAAAGCGATCCATGAAGACCTCAATTCCGTCGGTAGTCTTTGCAGCGTTAGCAGTAGAAAGGCCCTTTGGTCGAATTGTGCTTATATCAAAACCAACACCGCCGCGGCGCTTGGCAATCTGAACGAGTCTTTGGTCTGTTGAAAGAATTCCCCCATAACTGTCTTCGGGCGCTGGAATGACAAAACAATTCGAGATAGACTGTAATTTGGTATTGTTACCAATTCCAGCCATGGGAGAGCCTTGGGGGATTATCTTCTTAAATCCCTTCAACAAATCAAATATTTCTTCTTCAGTTAGTGGGTTCTCATATTTCGCTTCAATCCGGTGAAATTCTTTTGCGAGACGACGGTGCATATCGTTAGGTGTGGCTTCAAGATACTCACCATCTTTATTCATCAAAAGATATTTCGTTACAACGACATTAGCAGCTAACTCATCACCACCAAAATAAGCCAGCGATTTTTCGACCGCCGTTTTATAGTCATATGTCATACCGGAACTCCCTAAGCGATACCTGAAATTGACTTCCATTTTTTTCTAAGCGCAGACTTCATTTCTTTCTCATCATTTTCGATTGTTTCTGAAAGTGTAGAAACATCTTCGTCCAATACGCTAATCTTAGATGTAGCTGTGTCAATGTGAATAGGAAAAACGATCCCGTCCTTCCCTGCACGATTTTTTGCAATAAATAGCCGGCCGGCACCGGTGGCTTTTTCGGTTGCCTTTCTGGAAATCGACACTACAAAATCTGCAACCATGGCTTTCCCATATGCTTCTGACATGTTCTCAAGCCCAACAATATCAGAATTTGCAGAATCCCTATTTGCTTGTGATGCAGTCCATATAGGAATATTAAGCTCCATGGCCAAATTTCTTAGCTCCTCATAAATTAGCTTTAATTCGTGTCGTAAAGAGTCATATGACTTGGTGGAGCGCATAATATCTGCGTAATCTACGATTATGACGCTTGGCTTGAAATTACGAAAAGCTAATTTCTCGATATGGTTCCTAATAGACACCACAGATGCGGAACCTGTTGGATACTCTTTGATCATCAATCGGCCAAATCCTTCATTTTTCCCATAGTAGTCTTGAACAGTCTTCTTATGGTCAATTACATCAGACGCTGATATATTACACAGATTGGCATCATATCTCAATCCAACAGCCTGCTCTGTCAACTCAAAAGTGTAGTGAAGAACATTTTTTCCATTCCTCATTGCGTTCGCTCCCATTGCCACAAGCCAATGAGATTTTCCGACACCAGTGTTGGCAACAACGACGCCAATTTCACCTCGTCCCAGGCCACCATTTAAAATTTCTCTCGAATCCAATTCTGCTAAGCCTGTTGGGCAAACGCAACGCTGGATTTTCAAAAATCTCGCTTCCATATCTTCAAAAAAATCGTGACCAGCAGTATTGGGCATCCCAATCGAAACAGCGTTCTTCATTAGAGTAATAACATGCTCAAATTCACCGGTGGTGATCAAATTAACTGATTCTTCAAGGGCTTCTTTAAAGGCCTGTCTTTTACAAAAATCTAGCGCCTTAGCCTTAACGTACGCCAGATCATTTGGGCTCGGGTTTTCTTTCATTCTTATCAAATATGATACTATTTGATCTCTGAGCAAAATATCACCGTCTTCGCTTAGGGCATCCTTAATAATACTAATGAGCAAAACCTGTGTTGGGAAGCAGCGGTACTCAGCAAAGTACGTAAAGTATTTTTCACAAAGATATTCAAGATATCGAAGTTCAAAAAAATCTGAGCGCATAACTTCTACCATCTGCATTGCCCAAGTTTTGTCAGATAACAAGCCCTGCAAAATCTTTTCTTGAAAATTTTTGTTATACTGTGAAAATTGGCCGGATGGAACCGAATCTAATAATGCAATAGTGGATGCCATGATGTTCCTTTTTAATTTAACGCTTTGAAAGTCATAAAGAGCTTATCTGTGTCGAAGTTTTTGATGCAAAGCTGTATTAAGCAGCGCATAAACCCTAGCTTGTCTTTTCGGGGTGTTGCTGCTTCAACAATACCATCTACTTTTTGAACGTGCGAGGCTGAAAGGTTACCATCTCCAAGATACATAAGTTTCCAATTTTTCTTAACAACTTCTTCTCCTGACATGATATTATCATAAAGCTTTAACCTCTTTTGTTCTTGCCGTTCGCGACATAATGTAAGTATATCTTCGACACTCACAAATGAAGAAGATTTAAGTTCAGGAAAACGTTTTGCCATAGCTTTAAACCCCGCTCCAGGGATGCCTTTTAACCCGTCAGATCCGTCACCAATGAAGCAACGAGCTACACAAAAATTAATTGGATGAATACCAAATTTCTCTAAAATAACGCTAGTGCTGAGCTCAGCTTTTTGCCCTGGGGACCATTGCTTTATTTTTTCAGAGACCAATTGATACAAGTCCTTATCGGTGGAGACGATTATACAGTCTTCATCCTTAAAATTTACGTTCACTAATCTTGCGATTATATCATCTGCCTCGCAATCAGAAACATAAAATTGCAAAACAGGAGTGTACCGTAACGTTTTTACAAGCTTTGCTAACTGCTCATTTCGATTAGAGACGGTATCTGGAATGTCATCTGAATAGAAACGATTTAATCTTTCAGGCCGGCGGCCCATCTTATAATTAGGGTCGATCGACCGACGGCGAGGTGAACCACCACCCTCCCAAACAACAATAACCCGATCAGGGTTGTACCTCTCCAGCAAAAGCTGTAGACCTTTCAAGAAACCAACAACACCCCCAACCGGATCGCCGTTATCGCTTAATGATGGGTTCGCAACGAAATGTCTAAAAAAACAATTTAGACCATCAATAATGAGTATCGGTCGTTTATGCATCTAAATCAGGAATGTCATCAAGATTAATCTCCATTGCAGCCGCTCTTACCTCTTCGTAAGCCTCGGTATCTAGATGTGCTTCATTGGGATCTTCTAACTTTCGAATCATACAGAGCTCTAGCAAGGCATCAATGTATTCTTTATATTGAGGGTCTTGCCAGACATCTCTAAAGTCAGCCTTATAGAATTTCTTCTCTAATAAAATTTCGCCTGTGCTAGTGTCAGTAACAGTCAAATTTTTCCAAGCTGACGAACCCTTAATACACACCTCTTTGCCATCAATAATTCCCGCTCCGAATTTACGTAATTCATCAAAAACTTGTTCATGTTCGCGGATGCCTTTTCCAAAATGAATTTCAAATTTGCATGTCCGAAAAGGGGCTGCCACTTTATTCTTGATTGTCTTTGCAGATACGTGGATACCGATAACTTCTTTTTCCTTATTTTCAATTTTCTGGCCAGCTCCGAGCTTAATGCGAACCGACGAATGGAATGGAATAGCTTTACCGCCAGGTGTGGTTGTGGGGTCACCGTACATAACACCAATTTTTGTTCGAGTCTGATTAAGAATTACAAAGAGTGTATTAGTTTGACCTATAACCCCTGTAATTTTTCGCATTCCCTTTGAAATGGCTCGAGCCTGTAGTCCGATCGAATTCTGCTCATACGTTCCGGTCAACTCTGCCTTGGGAGATGATGCAGCAACAGAATCCCAAATGATAGTGATTGGTACATCTTTTTCCATTGCTCTAGCCTTCATAATCGTCGACTCAGCAATGGAAAGTACTTCTTCAGTACAATGTGTATCGACGTAAACAAACCTCTTACTAATGTTGACCCCAAGCAAAGCTAGATTTTCTACTGATGTAGCATTCTCGGTGTCAATATAAACTACGATACCCCCCATTTCTTGGGTGGATCGAGCAATTTGAATAGCAATATGGGATTTTCCAATGGACGGAGGACCAAAAATCTCTACGATACGTCCCTCTGGTAAACCACCATTCGATCTATTTGAAATAATATAATCTAATTGTGCAGAGCCAGTGCTCACCCACCGTTTGACGTGAGTAGGAGATTCATCTTGAGACAAATTATATGCGACCCTGGTGCCGTGCTCTTTATTCAGCGATTTGATTAAGTCGCTGGTAAAATCTTCTGTTTCTTTCTTGTCTTTCTTCTTTGCCATTAAATTTCCCCGTTGAAAGATTATAACATCTTCTCAGCATGTTTTCAAAAAAAGAGGGACCGAATCAGAGATTCGGTCCCTCGGAGATATTCGCTTATTTTTTAGAGACTAAAAACCGTCATCTTCCAAATCAGCGAATGCATCATCCAAACTCTTGAACTTCGACGTGAGCTCGTTGCTATCACCGGCTGTGGTAGTATTGGAGCCCTGAGCGTTGGAAAACCCACGCGAGGTACCTTCTGAGTTTTGGGTTTCAGCATCATCCCCACTCAACCAGTCATTAACAATCTTTGAAAGCTGGTCGTAAGACTTCGCTTCGTAAAGATCGTCAAGGTTGGGCAAAGAGTCTAGCCATTCCTTGGCTTGCTTGGTCGAAGAAGCCAGCTTAGACTGCTTACCTCGAGGTCGAACTTCTGTTGAGGCGTAAAGACGTCCGGGCTGCTTGGTGCAGATAACCTTTACATCTCGACCGTTTGAGGGATCAGTGATGTCGCCATAGTCTTCATCAAGCATAATGTTGAGAAGTGACTGATACACTGTCTTCCCGAAAGCCCAAAGACGAACACCCTTGTCTTCCTCACCACGAACAATAACAGGAGCATAGTAGCGAGGCTTTGGGTAAAGCTTCTTGCAGAGCTCATAGGACTCCTTTGTTCCTTCATCACGAAGAGTGGTAATCAGCTCCTGAATCGGGTCAGGATTGCCAAATTGATAGGGGGCCAAGAGACCTGGATTATTTCCGATGTTATAATAGAACCATCGTTCTGAAAAGGGAAGCCCATCCTCAGTATCGAATGCTAGCATCCGAACAATAGCTTCTTCCCCTTCTTGAGGTCGCCACATCTTATCGCGGCGAGAGTTGGTGCCAGAAAGCTGGCCTAGCTTCTTACGAAGTGCTTCAAAATCAATTGCCATTTTGTAATCTCCAAATTTTTAATATGCAATGTTTAATTTCCCAGTATGGGTATCCCTAAGGACAAGTAAAATTTAATAGTTAAGCTGTCAATGTTCAAATTTATTTTCTTTTT